AATTCACCAAGCTGTAGAATTTGCTTGTTAGATAGACCTACAGCAGAAGCATTATCTACTGATACCATAGCATCTTTGAAAGTAAGCGCGCCACCAGTAACTTCATTTAGCTGCTTAGATAAAGTACCTAGATTCTTACCAGACTGCGCACCTAATTGATCCAAACCTTGAGCTAAGTGAGAGGTATTAACCGCATCACTTAATGCATTAAATGCAGCACTAGCAGCATATATATTAGCGGCAAAAGTAGCATATAAGTGAACTAATCCACCAAGGCCTTGAGCTTGTTGAGCAAAATCACGCGCACCTGCTCCTGTACCACGTAATGAACGTTGTACACCATAATTCACATTTTCTTGTGTAGACTGTGCTTGAGTCTTAATTGTATTTAATGTATTGGAACCGGCAGTCTTACTGCCTACACTAGACCCTGCCGTAGCAGCAGCCTCTAGATTATCTCTAAGTACCTTTGCTTGTTTGGCGGCTGTATCCAACCCAGTGGTTGATACATTTACATTAATGTTAGTGTCATTACCTGCCATAATTTCTCCTGGTTTTGCCAGTATGTATAAATTCTTGAGTATATTCTCATTGACCTACTGATTATACCACTAGGGGTATATAAAGTCAAGCAATTTTTTAACAGGCGTAAAAAAGCCCGCCGAAGCGGGCTTATCACTTTTTAGGTTTTGAATCCCTAATAGTTTTTGCACGTATTTTATCGATCTGTAATATAAGTTCATATATTGTACGTCTATCCGATGGTTGAACCTCATAGATGTCCAGTATATCCTTGAAGCCAACCATATTTTTTCCAATATAGTTACCACCCATATAATCCCAAGAATCTTGTAATCCATTATAGATTTGAATAGCTTCTTGTAATTCGGTAGGTAGGTCACTGAACTCTATAGGAATTTCTTCATCTACAGGATCAGAGCCCATCATTTCACACATTTCATAATACTGCTGTTTGGTCATACCTACAGAACTATTCTGAAAGTATGACTCAAACTGTTCGATTACTTGCTGTCGCTGGACTTCTGAAAGTTTCCCAATTCTGTAACCTTTTCGCTAATCCAGGCATCAAAATTACCGGATGACTTCATTAGGAATAGTGCATTTTCTTCACTATAAGCTAATTCAGCATCTAAATTTTGACCCTCAAGATCAACAGGAGCTAGCTGGCCTAGATAAGCTAGCTTAAGTCCTGACCAACCCTTAATACTTGCAGCAACATATAGTTGTAAGAATAGATCATCGTTGATTTCATCAACTTGCATACGATTCTTAAAGGTAACCTTAGTTGCCTTCTTACGAATATTTAGTAGAGTTTCACGTGAAAGGAAAGAAATTTGTACCTTAAAGCCATCGAATCCAGGGAAATCAATTTCTACTTCCTTACTAGGAACTAGAAGTGACTTTAGTGATAGATTAGCTACGGTAACTTTTGAATCTGACATGGATTTTTATCCTTATAATCGAACATTTAAGAAAAGGAGAGGGTGGTGCGCGTGTCCACCCTCTTTAAACACTAACTTTTAGTTAGTGAAGTAACGAATACGAAGATCGTTAGATGCTTCAAGATCGAAATTAGAAGAAGCAGCACCTTGAACAGCATCGGCACCTTGAACTGTGAAGTTAATAGTTGCTGCAATTACTGGTTGAGCATTAATGGTAGGAATCTGTAGATTTGCACCATTGGCCTGAACTTCAACACGTACTGGATTAGATGCTCCGCCAATCTGGATACCTAGAGCATATTCTGGTTCGATAACAGTTGCGGCATTTGCAAGCATATCACTTAGTAGTGTAGCAGCATTAGAAGCACCTGTGGTACTTGTACCAGTACGTAGATATGCGGTTAGCGAGCCAGTAATAGCACGTGTACCAGTGTAGTAGCCAATAGGAGTATTAACAACACCTAGATTTGCTGGAGTAACATAGTTAATGTTATTAGCAATCTGAATACTACCACCAGTTAGTGGAATATTGTAGTTAGTACCACCACCACCAATATTGGCGGATAGGATAACTGTAGATAGCTTGTTAGTAATATAACGAGTTGTAGCTACAGAAGATTTAGGATTAAAAGTACCAGACAGTGAGCCAGAGAATACAGCCCCTGTAATGGTGGTTTGGGCAAGCGCGCGAAGTGCGGTACCTTTGCCGGTCCATGCTACAGTAGCAATACCATCTAGACCGAAGTCAATTGAGGCTTGATCTAGTGCTGCATTATCGATAGCGTATGTAACGTTATCCAATACGATAATCATACCAAAAGGTAGTAGCTGATTTACGTTAGAACGTGCACTATTAACTTCAGAATATGGAGTATTACCATATAAAGTATCTGCTACAACGGCTACGTTTTCATTCCATGCTAGCTGCGTAAACGCAGTAGTAGCACTTACAACAGTGGTAGTTAATGCTGCTGGGTTAGCTGGAGCAGTTAGGTACTGGGCACTTAATGTAGTAGCAGTGCTTGAAATAATACGTACTGGAGTATTAAATTGATTAGCGAAGCCACTTCCGATACCACGAATAGTATAGATAGCACCTACTGTAGCTATTGGGAATGCAGTACCAATTAGTGTCAGTACACCAGCAGTTGTGCAAGATGCAGTAGTAGGAACAGAACCTAGTGTAGTACCGGTAGTCTGAGCTGTAGTAATTGCTTGGGTACCAAACAGAGCATTCCATAGGTGTGATTCGTCAGCCTTAACAGTAGTTGATAGGTTAGGACGAATGTATGTTGAGAACGAGAATTCGACTGGGTTTAGTGAAGTATTGAAACTACGCTGACCACGAATAGGTGAATTACCTGCTTCGGTTACAGTTACTGCATCTGCGTTATTACCCTGTGAGAACGAGAAGTTATCAAGGATAGTTAATTCTTGTGTATTAGCTGCTATTGCAGTAGTACCGTTAGCGACGTTATTACTAGCGTCAAGGTTAGTTGTAAAAAATACTCTACTATTACGTAATAGATTTAGCTGTGATGCCATAGATTTCTCCTGTGAGGTAAAAACCTACTAAAGCTCTGCTAGATATTTATCTGCGTATGCTTTCATAGATTCAAAGGCAATGGCCGCCTTATTGTAACTTTTGGTATCTGATTTGCAGATTAACTTCTGCAATTGCATAAGGAGCTAGAAGGCCTTCATCTGTTACGATAGAGGTAACAAGAATTTCTGTAGTACTATTACCTAGATCATCATAGACTAGTTGACGGTTACTATTAATTACTTGTTCGATATCTTCTAATACATCTTCTAACTGATCAGAAGCATTTTCACCTTTAGTATATACTCTAAGGGCCAAATTTAAATAGGCCCAAGTAAAATCAGAAGGATGATATTCTCGTGTTTCTGTACCAGCAATTAAATAAACGCAGGGAAAGTTATCCACCTCGTCCCAGAATTTTAAAGTACCAAAGGCTGCACCATAAATATTAGTATTGAAGGTGCCTGTACCGTCAATAGTTCTTAATTTGTTTACTAATGCTGTTACTATGCTTGTTCTTTTACTCATACTAGTACGGCTCGCATTCTATTAGTTACTAACTTGGCCCCAATTTCTCGGATTGATTTTGAAATTAGCAACTTAGGGTCACGAGTCTTAGGGGACTGCTGTAATCCACCCTGAGAAAATGTAGCATATGGATATTGCATATAATCGTAGAATACGGAAATCATGCCCTCTTTAGACTGCGTTAGTCGTTCAATAAATACTGACTCAGCAAAACGCCCTGTTCTATAGTTAAGAACATCTTTTCTATCGCCTAAGCCCATATTACGGATAATCTGGGCCTGTATTTGCAATTTAAGTAAAGACTCAAGAGATACTAAAGACTGTACTGGTTGTGCTACTGTTTGTTGTGCGATTGATTGAGAAAGCTGTTTCTGTAAATCCTGAACTTTCTTTAACTCATCCTGTACTACACTACGTAGCTCTGATAAGTCTACTTTAGGCACTTTCTTACTAGCAATTTTAGTAAGAGGCACATTATACTTTTGGTCTACTGGTTTACCAGTAATAATGCCTACAATGTGTGCCTTAACCATATCTATTAAATTAGGGCTACTACGTAACTGAACTAGATCTTGAGCAAACTGAGGGTCTGTAACTGATTTACTAATCTTAGTAATTATATCGCCCATTGCTTTTTCTGATAGAGCGCCCGGGGTAAATAGTTTACGTATAGAACCAATTGTAGCTTTAACTTCGTCAGCGGAGCGCTGATTAGTAGTTTTAGGTTGCAGTTCTACTAGATAGTGGGTTTTACCGATTTTGCTAATAGACTTGTTAACAGAAGCATACACAGATACGTCACCAGCTGGCTGTATATTTGCAGAATCAAAATCTAAACGTTTGTAGTACTCAATAACTTTATCTAATTCTCTGAGCAATATTGCCTTAGCATCTTTTGCACCTGCAGCAGCACGAGCGTCTAACTGTGATAATCTTCCGGCAGTTATACGTAACAGCTCGGTATTAAGACCAACTACGTGGCCTTTTTCATATTTTTCAGCAAGCTCTTTAGGTTTTAAGTCTAAGATATTATTTACTAGCGAAGTAATAGTATCAAATGAAATAGTACTAAAATATACTGCTGGTAGGTCTGAACCTACTTTAATTTTTCTGCGATTAACTTGGGCACCAGCATTTCTTCTACCAAACTTATCAAACGTATCATTTACTATTGACTCGAAGCTAGGGTCAGAAGGATTAAGGCCTTTAATGTCAATCAACAAATCCCTAACTGTATCTCTAGTAATTAGGAAAGATGTTTTGGCAGCTGTTTGTTCAGCAGATCTATAATCACTTGTAGCATTAACAATAGTATTAATATTGTCTTTACGATAAGAATCTTTAGCGTTACTTTCGGTATAAAACCAGTCTTTGACCGCTTTATTTTTTAAAGCGGTACTAAATTCTGCAATACTCATTATGCATAGTTCGCCATGTAAAGTTCTAGTACTCTAGAAATATGTGCAGGTAACTTATTATTAGTTACATAATCAATCTGAATAGTATTAGCACCAGGATTCTTATTAGAGTGTACTGCTCCATCATTACGTACATAATATGTAATGAGATCAAATACAGCCAATTTTAAATCTTCGGGCAGTTCTTCGTATCCTGCATTAAAAGTGATACGAAAAGAATTAGGCTGTGAAATATCAGTATTATATGGTGAAACCAAAAACTTAATTTCTTCGGCCTGACTGTCTAATACATAATCAGTGTACGCGGTTAAGTTAGTATAAGTTTGACCGTAGTCACTTGAGAACTCTACACTACCTACTGATATGATTGGATATTCAGAAGGGCTAAAAGGCATTAGACCGCTATTGCAATAATCTACTTTAGCATCGTCAACATAGTCTACGAAAGTTCTACGACAGATCTTTTTTACTAAGCTACTAACTTTTGTAATTAATACAGCTAACACTGCATCATTAGTGGGATTAGTAATGCCCATATACTGTTTATATTCAGCTAGTGTTACTAAATCTAATCCCATGATTTATCCTTATTATCTTTTCAAAATGCTAACCCGTAGCACATTGAAAAGATAGGAGACCGAAGTCTCCTATCTTCACGTTAGATTAGCTCCAACGTAGGGTAGATACACCAATTCCAAGATTGGTTGTAACTTGAGTCATACCAGTACGTAGTGAAGCTACTAGAACACGACGTTGGGTTTCAACTAGTTCTTGAGTATCGAAACGTAGACCACGCTGGTTACCTGCAAGGAAGTTACCTGGTGCGAAGCAGATAGCGC